GCCAAATATTATGTTCATAGTAGGTTTCCTTTAAATATGTATCATGGAATTAGCATTTGATTTGATTTCTGATTTGCATTTAGAATCCTGGCAGGACAATGATTGGACTGGTCGGGCCACCAGCCAACACTGTGTAGTTGCTGGAGATGTCTGCAAAGACAGAGCCGACCTGATAAAGTTTCTTCGGCATTTAGGTACTTGTTATCAAGGAGTTTTTTACATTGATGGCAATGATGAACACAAACTTTACATGGATAAACTATCGTCTAGCTATCGAGATCTAGCAAGTTGTATTCGTTCTGTTCCTAATGTAATATATCTCCAAGACAATGTGGTTGTAATCAATGGTGTAGCAATAGTAGGTACCAACGGTTGGTGGAGTTTTGATTTTGACTTAGGGATAGATGCAGCGCAGTCTAGATTGTGGCTGGAAGAAAAAGAAAACTACTCAACAAAAATTACTGAGCAAATCAAGCGTGCTAGTTCCACTGATGCCAATTACATGCTGTCGTCAATCAAACGATTACAAACACATCCTGATGTTAAAAAAATTGTTGTAGTAACGCATACTGTGCCTAGGCCTGACTTGATTGAGCATGATCCAACTATCGAAGGGTTGTTGAAATTCAATGTCATGGGCAACAGATACCTCCAAGTTGCGTTAAACGCAGACACTGAACACAAAATACACACCTGGTGTTTTGGTCATTATCACAACAAAATTGATCAATATCGCGATGGGATTCGTTGGGTCAACAACTGTCGCGGCCGACAACACACAGATTATGCGCAATGGGCATACAATCCATTGCGCATTGTTGTTGACTATTAATGCACTAACTCAGGCTCGAGTTTGATCTGCAAAGGATAGTTCAGTGCCCGGGCTTGCGAAGTTATATTCATGCCCTTTTGTTCAGCAATCTCAAAAGGTAACACAGCAACACACGCTGACCCGACTTCGTGAATGTCTACGGTGATTTGTGCTGCGGTTTCTTCAGTGTAATCAAATTCGCCAATCAGGCTTTCTACCACAAATTCCATAGTAGTAACGCTGTCATTGAGATATACTACCCGAAACATCGGAGGCTCCGCGATGGCTTCGTTAGGTTTAATACGTGTTCTAGTTTCTGACTGTGCCATGATTTCTAAGTTTCCTTGTTGGAAGCAAGGGCACCACGCCCTTGCTGTATTTACACTATTTTATCAGTTTTGATATGTGATAGCAATAGCTTTAGGCTTGGCTTCTTCGGGCACTTCACGTTTCAAGTGAACACTCAAGATGCCTAACTCAAGGTGAGCATTGCTGATTTCCACATGATCAGCTAACTGAAATTCTCTGCGGAAATCTCTGTTGCTGATACCTTTGTGCAGGTAGTTTGGCACAATCTTTTCGCTGTCAGACTGATATTCTTTGCCTTCAATGATCAAGAACTTTTTGTCCTTGGTAACTGAGAGATTATCAAGCCCAAAACCAGCCACGGCAAGACTAATCATGTACTCATCTTCGTTGATTTGTACAATGTTGTAGGGTGGGTAATTTGTTGAGCTTTGTTGAGCACTCACACGCATGAGTTCATCAAACATGTTATCAAAACCGATACCAAATTTGGTGAGTGTGGGAATGTCGAAAGATCGAAGGGTGAGAGTTTTTGTCATTTGTTTTCTCCTTTATTAAGCAAGATGACTTTTAAAATGTAGCCCCACCATGGGCACTACACAGTTATTTATTATACACGATTCATTGGTTCTATCAAACGATAATTGAGCAAACAATCATAAAAATGTTCAGTTGTTGGCCGCCAAGTCAGAGCAAAAAAACTGTAGGTTTTGTCGTTGTTGAATGTGATGCGTTTGGTATATTTTACTATTTTAGTGTTGTAAGGAATGCTGTACTGGTCAGACCACATGTGCAATTCATGTGTCAACACACTGAGCGCCCAGGCAGTGATCTCAGGATCGTCCCGAGGCAACTCAAACAAAATATACATCAGTACAGTTTTTTTGGTAACGCCTGCTCAGCTAGTTTTTTCTGCCAGCGATTGATTGCTGTTGAACGTTGGCGTTTGCGTTTGGTTGTTGGTTTTTCGTAAAATTCATGGCTTCGCAGGTCGTTGAGCACGTTGCTGGCTTGAACTTTTTTCTTGAGTTTACGTAGACCGCGTTCTACGTTGTTATCCTGTACTATTACCGATCTTCCTTGGAGTTTGGGCATCTTCCGCTTTCAGTTCTCTAGGAGTATTTACCAAAGCTTCGGTTATGTATACCGTAGCTAAATCTTGTTCAGCATAGGCATGTAAATTAAACATGTGCGGCATGAGTATACGTTCAAGTTCACTGTGAAGGCCACGAGCACCAGTTTTATTTTTAATAGTGTTTTCTGCAATCTTCAACAAAGCTTCTGCCTGGAAGTCTAACTTGATTTTGTCTTGGTCAAACAACCAAGTATATTGCTCAATAAAGCTGTGGCGCACCTCTGTAAGGATTTTAACCAAGTCAACCAAGCTCAGTTCCTGTAGTGCTACCCAAGTAGGAAAACGTCCCACAAATTCTGGAATCATACCAAAACGCACAAGATCATCTGGCGTGGTTTGATCCAACAGACTGGCAGTGTTTTTGGCATTGACTTCGGCTTGGAAACCAATGCTGGTACCACGCACACGGTTTTTTACAATATTGTCTAGCCCAACAAATGCACCACCTGCAATGAACAAGATGTTCTTGGTGTCAATTTCAATTGTTTCACCTGAGGGATGTTTGCGATTGCCAGTGGGCGCTACTCTGCATTTGGTACCTTCCACTAACTTGAGCAAGGCCTGCTGTACGCCTTCACCAGAAACGTCTCTGGTGATGCTGGTGCTTTCACTCTTGCGGCTGATTTTATCAATTTCATCAATAAACACAATACCGCGTTGGGTTTTGTCAATGTCTCCTCCAGCAGCAGCAAACAGTCTTGAAATCAAGCTTTCTACGTCGTCACCTACGTAACCTGCTTCGGTCAAGCTAGTAGCGTCAGCAATCACAAAGGGCACATCAAGATACCGTGCTACACTACGTGCCAACAGTGTTTTACCTGACCCAGTAGGGCCTAACATGAGTATGTTGGCTTTTTCAATTTCAGTATTGCTGTCAATGTTGCGAATACGTTTGTAATGATTAGCAATGGCCACACTGAGCACACGCTTGGCATCGCTTTGTCCAATCACATATCGATCTAAATGTGCCAGTATTGCTCTTGGGTCCAGTGATGCATCAGATGGTGCTGTGATTTCTTCTTTGTCTATCAATAGGCTCTGACAGAGATCTACACACTCGTTGCAGATGGCAACTTCTTGCCCAACAATTAATTTTTTTACTTGGTCTTTGTGTTTGCCGCAAAAACTACAAGAATCTACGTTTTCTAAAACTTTCATGTTCTCCCAGACAGTTGTTGTGTTACTTGTTCTCGTTCCGAATCGCTCAGCAGATCCGGGTCATATTCGCCTGACTCAATTTTTTCGATCAAGTGGTTGACATAGGCTGTGTTAAAAGTATAACTGTCAGTCTGCCCTTTGTCAACCGCAATCCAACAATCACCGTTGAATTTATATACTTGGTGTGGGATCTTGGCTGTCAACACATGTGTGTTGCCGCGCAATGGATCTTCGGGAAAATCTTGGCCAAAAGTTTCTGAATGAATTGTTTTTTCTTCCCACGGAAGTTTATCAATCTGACCTTGATTGTATAACTTACGCTGATGTTTGATTGTGTCGGCAGGATGTTCCATTTTCCATTGGCGTATGGCTTTTTTTTCGCTGTCTACCAAGTAGTCGCCGGGACGTTCAACATTGTCTATGGGCGTGGTTCCCCAGTCTGGCGGATTAACAAACACAGTTGTTTCTATTGGCTGTTCTTTTTGTGCAACCATGGGCTGCAAATTTTCAAAGTGAGCAAACGGTTTATTTAGATACGGGTGTTGTTCTAGTATAGATTTTTCTGCCGTTGGCGGGTCAAACATCCAGCCTGGCGGGTGTGGATCGTTAGACGAGTCAACTGATTCTTTTAGTTGCCCAACTTGTTCTTGTGTAAGGGGACCATCGTCCTGTTCATATTTGGGCGCATTTTTTTCTTCTTTGGCCCAACGTATACTCTGCTGGGCAGCCAAAATTAGCACCAAGGCTAATGGATCAAACACAGCAACAATCATTATAATGACCCAACGAACTGCTGCCTCTAAGAGGTTTGCGTCAGGATCGTCTCCGTATATCAAAGCCGCAATATATTTTATCGGTCCAACTTCTGCTTCCACCTTGCGGACTTCTGCCGCGATTGGTGCCCGTTCTTCAGATAGTTTACTAATTGTTTTCTGCTCGGCGGCGATTTCTGAAACAAGACGTGTGCGTTCTTTACTCTGACTTCTTCGTATTGTAACTGCTTTATCGGCACCCGTTTCCGAAGTACTTCTTGCCATGACCTGATCCACAGCTTCATCCATCTGTTTAAGTACTTTCCGGTTCGCATCAATATTGTCCTTTGCTATCTTTATCTTTTCATCATACACAGCAATCTTGGCAACAGTGTCGCCTGACACTAGACTTTGGTCTGAGTGTGCTTTTGACAAGTATCCAAAGATACCCATGCTGGTCAACACCATTAGGAATGCCACAGCAGGCACTAGATAAAGTTTGTAGGTCCAACTGGCACGTTCCCAGTTGAGTTTGAGCCAAACAGCCGCAGTTACTTTACCTACCCCTAGGCATGCACCCATGATGACAACAGGCCAAAATGCCGCACTGAAAATAGCGGTAAGTCCTACAATACTGTAGAACTCTGCTACAGCACTGATAGTTAATGCAACAAACAATGTGAAGTAACCAAAAAGCATAGAATTTTATTTATTGGCAGGTGCCTTGACTTCAACAGCTAATTTAACGGCACACCAGCTAGCAAAAGACTGATCTGGCACTTCAAACCAAACAGGAATCTCTTGTTTTGTCCAGCGTTGTCGCTCTAGCTTGCGTTTAACATGTGGTTGGCTGCGCCAGTTTTTCCCATACAAAACACGAGCTTCCTTCATGACTGAATACCATTTTTCTGCGGTTGGCAGCATGAACGTAATACGGTGCATGACCAAAGGCGTTAATTTAAGCGAGTCAATTGATTCAGGCATACTCAACGCAGCGGCCTCGATGTTGACAGTCATTACTAACCTTTCTAGATTTATCCTCTCGGCATACCCCCAGGGTACCAGCCCAGGTTTTAGCCTATTGCTAGGCCGAGGTCCTTGTCGCAACCTACGGGATTTATGTTTATTGTGCCACGAGCCAGACAGGCCTAGGTTATCGATTCACCCCGTCCGGCCTTTAAACGACCCAATCTCTTTGATCATGCACTGTAATTATACTAAGAAAAGCAGGTGTTGTCAACTAATCACTCGTCAACAAAGTCAACCATGTTGCCGTTTTCGTCTGCAATAACAATACGAACGTTACCGTCTTCGTCTGTGACTTCCAGTGGTCCCCATATGTACACTTCAGTGTCTTCTAAATACCAATCACCATTATCTTCTAATGTGTATGCACCTTCTTCATTGATGAGTTCTTCTAGTTGTTTAACTTCATCTTCGTCATCAATACCGTTGATCTCAACATCGCCCCAGGGACCGCCGTCAAGCATTTCAACAAGTTCTGAACCTTCAATGTTTGAACCAGTTAGACAGTACATATCTAAACTGTCTTTTTTGCCATCACCGCCCGGTACTGTAACAAATTCAAAATCTGGGAAATTGTCGTCGCTAGTTTCTACTTGAAACTCACAAAATCGAAAACCGTCTTTAACAAGGATTCGCCCTTCTCCCTTGCGTTGAACATAGTGTTCGTGTTGTTCGCAAGATTTTTTGTAGTAAGTTTTGACAGTCCAATACTTGGATTTGGATTCTTCAGCCATTTTCTTTCTCCTTGGTAAGTTCGCACATCAGCTGGAATTGCTCGTAGGCTTTTCGAACACCCTCGTGCTTCATTAATTTATCCGCTTCTTGCATCATAGCCTTTACAGCCGCTTCCGCATGATCTCTGGTACTACCATAGGTCAGCGGGCATAATTCATCACCAAACTCTTTGGCCAGCTTCTCCCAGGCTTTCTTTTGTCCTGGTGTGATAGGAGTTCTCTGTGGTCGCATTTCGCTGGCCTTGCGCATAGATTCACAGATAGCATCTTCGGCCACACGCCCGGCGGCAATCATGGCAGCATAGTTAGGATCAATATTAAACCTGCGACTAGTGCCTCCGGGATAAGACATAACCAAATGATTGCCTTTTGTAAAGCTATCCATAAATTCGTTGTCATATTCTGCAACAGGAACATATCGGCGTCCAACTTTTTCATAGTAAATTTTTTTCATTCGTATTGTTTGATTACTAAGTTCAGAGCCTGGATCACTTGTATGTTTCCGCTTACATCTTCAGGGTGCAACCAATAGCCGTTGGGATTTTCATCTGTACGGGGATTCTTCTTCCAGTCAGCAAGTTCTTTTTTGAGGTAACTGCGATACTCTTTGAGAGTAAGCAAGGTGACGCGATCAGCAGTTTCACCGTCTAGAATAATGGGTCCAACTCGTTTACTCATTGTGCACCTTTAATTTTGTGCTAGCCAGACCAGATACTATTTGAAACTTGTCCCAGGCATCTTTTACCGCTGGAGAATTTTCTAAATCTTTATCTGGAACCACAGTCTCTAACCAGTGGTAAGGCAGCCGACGGGGATGAGTACCAAACTTGCGTGGCTGGTGTAACTTACCATCTTCCCAAAGCATAATACTTACAGAGCGGAATTTATCTTCATCTTCCTTGCTGTTGTAGTCATAGCTACCCCATTCAGCACGACTCATTCCGCCGTGGCAGTATCCTTGCCAAATGTTAGCCCATTCATCGTCGATGGTAGGATCAAAGTCGGTGCGGGTGACCAACACTAGAACATCTTCGATATCTACACGTTCCTCAACAATGTCAAGGATGCACCGACTATAACTCAGCCCAATTTTCATACTTTTTCTCCTGCTTCAAAGTCACGGAACCTCAGGAATCGCGGGAATCGGAGTGAGTACGTTCCGTCTTGGTTTTGCGTAACTGCGTCAGCTTGGATTTCAACCAAATGCCCCAGTAACTCATTCCTTGAGGTCCAATACTCATCACGATCACTATCACTAAGGCCGCTGCCAACATTAACGCGAATACGCC